CCCCTACCTCTCCGACCTCCCTACGGTCTCCTACGCCCTCTCTCGGGCTTTAAAATCCCTTTCTAAATCAATAACTTACGTATTCCCCTCAGGTTTGTAGGGGATAGTCAAATTTCGCTTTACTTTAATGCAATTATGGCGTATAATAGTTGTATAAATGATGAAAAAAGGAACTGAAATGAGCGTAATTTATAAGTCAAAATCTGAGTTGGCTAAAGAAACTGAAAAACAAATTAAAGCATTCCTCCGTAAAGGTGGTTCGATTGAAGTTGTTAAGTCTCGTAAAGCACCAAAACAAATGATGCGTTCGAAATCTTCACGTGGCTTTGTTCAAGGTACTTCTGGTTTTCCAGCTGGTGCTCCACGCAAATCTGCTTTCAGTTTAGTTTAATTTTTTAGGAGATCATAAATGTCTGAATTCAAATCTTGGGAAGAAATGTCTGCGTTGGAACAAGCCCAGTGCACTTACTCGGACTTTCATAAAGATGCTTATGGTTTCCGTCCACGCAATGATGTTAGCAATTGGACACTAGAGGATTTTGATCGTGAGTTCGCTGTGTTTGCTCGTGTATGTGAAGAGAATCGCATCCAAGAAGAAGCTGCAGAAGCTGAAGCAATTATTCGTTTCGAGGATCGTGTAACAAATCTTATGCACACTGGCACTAATCGTGCTCGTGTTATTGCTTGGCTCATGGATGCTGAGGGTGTTAATGGTGACTTTGAGTATTTCTGTTTTACGCAGGGTCTTCCTTATGGTTACTTCAAAGAAATGGAAGTAGCATGATTTTAGCAAGAGAACTTACAACTTGGGAAGATGGTATGGATTGTAACCATACATATATAATGAGCGAATCAATGGATAAGATTTTTGGTTATTTCAAAAAGAATAATCCTAAAGATTTTATGATGTTTAAAAATTTTATTCGCATTGATACAAGGTATCGTAAGTTTAAAGTTATTCAACGCAACTTAAATTTTGCTGGGCAGAAACCCTCTAATCGAACTTGGGAAATTAAAGGTAGCAAGGATCACGTATATACTGTTGAAGAAACAGAAAATGGTTTGAGTTGTAGCTGTATTGGTTTTAAATATCATGGTAAGTGTAAACATATCGAGAGTGTAAAATGAACATCAATAAATTTTTGGATAGTCTTGCGGCAAATGCTTCACGCAACTTTAAGAAAGAACAACTAGAAGCAAACAAAGATAATGAAACTCTCCGTGAAGTAATTCGTTTGGCTCTTGATCCATTTACTCAATTTTATATCCGTAAGATTCCAGCGTATACTCCACAGACAGAACAAACTAATGTTACGTTGAGGTTTGCATTGGATTCTTTATTTGATTTATCCAGTCGTCTAGTAACAGGAAATGCGGCAATTGCTCATCTTAAAGGTATGCTAGAAGTTCTAAGCCCAGATGACGCTAAGGTTATTGAAAGAATTATTCAAAAAGATTTGAAGTGTGGGGTTCAAGTATCAACAGCAAATGATGTATGGATGGGACTCGTTCCAGAATATCCATGCATGCTTTGCTCACCATTTGAACAGAAATTGGTTGATAAGATTAAATTCCCAGCCTATGCTCAAATGAAGATGGACGGTATGCGTTTCAATGCGATCGTTCGTGATGGTAAGTGTGAATTTAGGAGTAGAAATGGCAAAGAAATTTTATTACTTGGCAATTTGGAGCAAGAGTTTATTTCTCTTGCTGGTTCTGTTGATTGTGTTTTTGATGGTGAACTTTTGGTAATGGATGACGATAGTTGTCAGTTTATGGATCGTCAGACTGGTAATGGTATCCTCAACAAAGCAAACAAAGGAACTATATCAGCTGAAGATGCAGCAAAGGTTCATGCTTCTGTTTGGGATTTAATTCCTTATGTTCAATTTATTGACGGACATTGCGGAACTCCATATTCAAAAAGGTTCTCAACTCTTGAGGCGATTGTAAATAAACAACCAGCCAAAGATAAAAAGATTTGGGCTGTTACTTCAACCATTGTTGAAACGATTGAACAGGCTCAGGAGATTTTTCAAGATTATCTATCAAAGGGATATGAAGGTATTATTCTTAAAGATGGTAATGGTGTTTGGGAAGATAAACGTAGCAAGACTCAGATTAAATTCAAAGGCGAACTAGAATGTGATCTTAAGATCGTTGCAATTGAAGAAGGTACTGGTAAGTATGCAGGAATGCTGGGTAATATTGTTTGCGAATCAGCTGATGGTAAAATTAAAGTAAACGTAGGCTCTGGTTTTAATGATACACATCGCAAGAATTATGGTCAAGAAATAGTTGACAAAATCGTGGCAATCAAGTATAATAGTAGAATAAAGAATAAGTTGGGAGACGAGAGTTTGTTTCTTCCAATCTTTGTTGAAATTCGTGATGATAAAGATATCGCAGATAGTTCAAAGGACATAAAATGAAAGTAGCAATCAATACATGTTTCGGTGGGTTTGGTATTTCAAATGTAGCGTTTGAGAAATTGCTTGAGCGTAAGGGTATCGCATTCGATAAGGTGCCAGCAAAATGGCCAATTCGTGGTAACGACTCAGACTATTACAAAGCTGGTAGTCCACAATCTGATGCGACATATCTAAGTGAGTATGAATTCTATGAACAACGCAATGATCCAGATTTGATTGCAGTGATTGAAGAATTGGGTAAAGAAGCATGGGGTTTTGCAGCAGAACTAGCAATCGTTGATATTCCTGATGATGTCGAATGGCATATTCACGAGTACGATGGTCTTGAGCATGTAGCAGAAAATCATAGGACTTGTGGTTAATGATTGATGCTGTTATTCTTAGTGGTGGTCAAGATATGCCAAACGACTACCCTAAGATACAAAGATCGCTTGGTCCATACAGGGTTGCTTCTGCTTTAGAAAAAGCAGGATACACTACATGTGTAATTGATTATATTCAGTATCTTTCAGTAGAAGAAATTATCAATGCTTTGAAAAATGTTTTAACACCTAATACTTTATGGGTTGGTATTTCTTCTACTTTTTTCTACTCACCATTAGCAAAGAAGGTTGGTCTTTCTAGGATGTACCAAAATATATCTTATGAAAAAATTTCTAAAGTATATGAATTTATTAAAGCGAACAGTAATGCTAAGATTGTTTTTGGTGGAGCATATGCCCTTCAAGCACACGCTGATCCGATGATTGATTATTACATTGCTAGTTATGCTGATGTGACTGTTGTAGAATTAACTGATTTCCTTTCAGGTAAGAAAATATATCTTGAACATTCAACTGAGATTGATATTGGTGGAACTAAGTCTGTGTTGATTGATTCTGGTAAGTATAAAGAACCAGAAATGAATTCATTGGAAACCTTTTGGCATAAAAAAGAATACAACATATTACCAACCGAATCATTGCCTATTGAATTTGCTAGAGGGTGTATTTTTAAATGCAAGTTTTGTAACTATCCCCTTCTTGGTAAAAAGAAAGGTACATACATTAGAGATATGTCTCAGGTTCGTGATGAGATAATTAAAGTGTGGGAAGAGAATGGAACTGATTCATTTTATATGACAGATGATACCTTCAATGATGATAATGATAAGATGGAAGAATTTCATAAGTTGTTTACATCGTTGCCGTTCAAACCTAAGTTTAGCGCATTTCTTCGACTTGATTTGATTGATAGATTCCCGCATCAAGCAGATCTTCTTTTAGAAGCTGGTTTGATTGGTAACTTTTTTGGGATTGAATCATTCAATCATAAAAGTGCTAGAGCAATTGGTAAAGGTTTGCACCCAGATAGAATTAAGAAACGTCTAAACTGGGTGAGAGAAAAATGGGATGGTAAGGTTAATACTGTAGTAGGATTAATTGTTGGTTTACCGTATGATGATGAGAAGTATTTTAGAGAACTTGAAACATATCTTATGTCTTCAGAATACCCTGCTCAGAGAACTGTTATTAATCCTCTGCATATTTTTGATAGGAGCAAAGGTGTTAATCTTTATGGTTCTGAGTTTTCAGTTAACTCAGAAGTCTATGGATATAAGTTTGATTCGAATGGTAGATGGTATCATGAAGAACAGGGTTTTGGTTTTGATGATATGATAAATGTTTCAAACTATTTTTCAGAATTGATGAGCAGTAAAAATAAAGTTAGTGGATTTGAGATGTTGACATATATGAATCTTGGTATTTCGTTGAAAGATATATTAACATACACTGAAGATGAATTAATACAACGCTATGATATCCCAAAATTAAATAATGAAAAATTGACAATGTATAAACAAATGATTGGAGCAGTATAATGAAACGTGAACTTGATGAAATACTCTGTGCAAAGTATCCTCTGATCTTTAAAGATCGTCACGAGAATATGCAACACACAGCAATGTGCTGGGGGTTTGAAACTGGTGATGGTTGGTATAATATCATTGATACTCTTTGTGGTCTATTGACAAGCGATTATCGTAGCGCAAAAAGTCGTTATGAACATCTTATAGAAACAGGTGTTGGTAATGTTCTTTACGGAACAAAAACAGTAACACAAGAAGCTGTTGATGAAGCAAAAACAAAACTTGACGAAGAAAGTCTGAAAGTTCCAGTTGCTGTTCAAGTAAAAGAAAAGTTCGGTGGACTAAGATTCTATGTTCAGGCTGCAACTGATAAACATTATCAGTATATTACTTTTGCTGAGTCTATGAGTTATCGTACTTGTGAAGAGTGTGGTGCTCCAGGTAAAACTTATACTGATGGATGGCATATGACTCTGTGTGATATTCATGCAGAAATGAATGGTAAAGAAGAAGAATATGAATCTGATGAAGGGGATGAATAATGTTTTACGGTAAAGATATGGTCGAAGAAAACTTTGACGTTCTCTTACGCAAATTAGAACAACAGGAATTGTTTTTGTTTGAACCAATGCCAAGTTATAAAAATGGTGAACGATGGACTGATGAGTTCCGCACTCGTGATGGTCATACTAAACTTGCTGATGGATCATGGGTAACTATTCATAAAGTAAACACTTGGGTTGAAAAACTTAAGAAAGATACCATCGAGTTATATGAACAGAATACAAAACAATCTCGTGAGATTAATTTACTCAAACAACAAAGATATGAGATGGAATTTGGTTTGCGTTCTGCGCAGAAATCTTTAAACAAAGCATTAGCAATGAAAGGTAATAGTTATGAATGATAAAGTATGGGTAAAGGTTGACTGTATTGCACAGCATAAAGTAAGTTATATGGTTCAGGCTCCAAAGGATCACCCTGAATATGCTCTTGATGATGTCACTATGGAAACTGCCAAAGAATTTTCTCAGACATATCTTGGTGAAACTATTTTTAGCCATCGTGTTGTTTCTGAACAAGAAGCACTTGACATTTGCGATATTGAAAATGATTATCTTAAGGATTGGACAGATGAACAAAAGATTAATACTCTGTTCACCAAAGAAGGCGAAAAGAGGGATTATTAATGTTTATATTTGACGTAGAAACTTTGGGTGTTGAATCTAATGCTGTTGTTTTATCGGCAGCATTGCTTCACTTTGACCCAGAGAAACGTCCAACCTATCAAGACTTGCTAGACAATGCGTGCTTTGTTAAGTTGAACGCAAAAGATCAAGCAAAACGTCTTGGTAGAACTGTTGATGTGAGAACACTAGAGTGGTGGGCAAACCAACACGAATATGTTCGTAGTGTTTCTTTTGATGCAAATTCAATAGATATGTATGCAGAAGATGCAATTAAAGAGTTACATAATTATATGAACAAATATATTAATGCAAATGGTCAAACTATGTGGGCAAGGGGTTCTCTTGATCAAATGGTAATTGATTCGCTTGCTAAAAAACTTGACATGCAACCTATTACTGGGTATAATATGTGGAGGGACGTTAGAACTGCAGTTGATTTACTCAGTGGTGGAACTAATGGTTATTGTGAAGTGAATCATCCCTTATTTGAACGAGCGCAAGTTATTAAGCACCATCCTGTTCATGACTGTGCTCTTGATGCTATGATGTTAATGTATGGAAAGAGTTAATGGAATTTTATACCTCAGTAAACCCTATCGGAGATCGAATCTTTGTTAGAGGTGTTGAGAATGGTAAACGCTATCAACGTAAGTTAGAGTTTAGTCCTACTCTTTATGTGACTGCCAAGAAACCCTCCAAGTGGAAGACACTGGAGGGAACATTCGTTGATGAGATTAATCCAGGCACAATCAAAGATACCAGAGAATTTATTAAACGCTATGATGGTGTTGAAGGATTCGCTGTATATGGAAACTCAAACTATGCGTATCAATACATAAGCGATAATTATCAGCATGATATCAATTGGGATATGGAACAGATTAAAGTGTTCACGATTGATATTGAAACTTCAACAGAGAATGGTTTCCCTGATATTAAATCAGCCAATGAAGAAATTCTTCTTATCACAGTTAAAGAACTTCAGACAAAACGTATTATTACTTTTGGAAGTAAAGCATATGTCAATCCACGTGAAGATGTAATCTATGTTAACTGTAAGAATGAACAAAACCTACTAACCCAATTCCTAGAATTTTGGACTAAGAGCCATCCAGATGTTATCACTGGTTGGAATACTGACTTCTTTGATATGCCATATCTTATCCGTAGGATTGAGCGTGAACTTGGTGATGGCGAATCTAATAAGATGAGTCCATGGGGATATGTTAATGAACGAAAGACTTTCATTAAAGGTAATGAAGAGATTCACTACGATATCGTTGGGATTGCTCAACTAGATTATCTTGAACTCTATAAGAAATATACATATTCTAAACAGGAAAGTTATCGTTTGGATTATATTGCTGGTGAAGAACTTGGTGACAAGAAGAAAGTAAATCCAGGAGATTCATTTAAAGATTTCTATACTAATCACTGGCAGCAATTCGTTGATTATAATATTCATGACGTAGAGTTGGTTGATAAGTTAGAAGACAAGATGCGTCTTATCGAATTGCATTTGACCATGGCTTATAATGCCAAGATTAATTTCGAGGATGTTTATTCGCAGGTTCGCATGTGGGATACGATTATCTATAATCATCTACGTAAAAAAGGTATTGTTGTTCCTGCCAAGAGTCACTCAGGCAAAGATGCTCAATTTGAGGGTGCATATGTTAAAGATCCAATTATTGGTCTTCATAAATGGATGGCTTCTTTTGACTTGAACTCATTGTATCCGCATTTGATTATGCAGTATAACATTAGTCCTGAAACTTTGACATCGGAAAAGATTAGCGTTACTGTTGATAAACTTTTGAATCAAGAAATTGATACCACATATGTTAAGCAACGAGATCTTGCTTTGACTGCCAATGGATGGACTTATACTAAAGAGTTTAAAGGTTTCATGCCAGAGTTAATGGAACAGATGTATAAAAATCGTTCTAAGTTCAAGAAACAAATGCTTGCCATCCAACAAGAGTATGAAAAAGATAAGTCTAAGAAACAATTGCTGAAAGATATTTCTCGTTTGAATAATCTGCAGATGGCTATGAAGATTGCTTTGAACTCTGCTTATGGTGCAATGGGTAATCAGTATTTCCGTTACTTTGATATTCGTATGGCTGAGGGTATTACTACTTCTGGTCAGTTGTCTATTCGTTGGATGGCCAACAAGTTAAATGCCTTCATGAATAAAACATTGAAGACTGAAGGTAAAGATTATGTAGTTGCAATTGATACTGATTCAATCTACCTTACTCTTGAAACATTAGTTGAACAAACTTGCGCTGGCAAAACTGATGAACAGAAAATTAAATTCATGGATAAAATCTGTGAAGATGTTTTCCAACCATTCATTGATTCAGGTTACCAAGAACTAGCAGACTATATGAATGCGTATAGTCAGAAGATGCAGATGAAGCGTGAGGTTCTAGCTGACAAAGGTATCTGGACTGCCAAGAAACGATATATTCTTAATGTGCATAATTCAGAGGGTGTTCAATATGAGAAACCTAAAATTAAAGTTATGGGTCTTGAAATGGTCAAGTCCTCTACTCCTGCAGTTATTCGTGATAAATTGCGAGATTCGATTGAGGTTATTCTTAAAGGAAATCAATCACATTTACAGAACTACATATTAGAGTATCGTAAAGAGTTTGAGAAACTTCCTGTTGAAGAGATTGCGTTTCCTCGTGGTGTTAATGGTATGAAACAATACGCTGGTTCACCTATCTATTCTAAGGGAACACCAATTCATGTTCGTGGTGCTTTATTGTTTAATCACTATACTAAGAAGATGGGTCTTGATAAAAAGTATCAACCAATTCGTGATGGTGATAAAATTCGATTTGTTTATGTTCGCAAACCAAATCCATTCCAAGAAGATGTTATTGCATTCAGTCAAGAGTTACCACCAGAGTTTGAATTGAACTCCTACATAGATTATGATAAACAATTTGAAAAGGTATTTCTCGATGCCCTACAAATTATTATTGGTTCGCTTGGTTGGAATACATCAGAACAAAGTTCATTAGAGGATTTCTTTGGATGAGATATATTTTAAATAAAGTAAAAAATTTTCAGCCAGTTCTTTCCGTAGATAATATTTTTACCAAAGAAGAATTGGATAAAATTAATTCACAACTATCTTCTGTTAATACGACAGCAGCAATTGCTGGGTGGGGTTCATCCATTACTACAGATGAAGAAATGAATGCAGCTGTTTTACATAGTCATCAAGCAAGAAAATCTAATGTATATTGGTTAGATAATTCAGAGTATGATTGGATTTATGATAAACTTCAGATTGCTATTAATCATGTAAATCTAACAAACTTTAATAAAGTTTTATACTCAATTGAATCATTACAGTATACAGAATATGATTCTAAGTATAATGGTTTTTATTCTTCTCATGCTGATGCTTATGAAGATAATCCACCTCTGAATCGATCGCTATCGTTTTCTCTTCAAATATCAAAACCTGAAGATTATACTGGAGGAGATGTAAAAATTTATTATCAGGATAAAATTTTTACAGCAAATAAGGCATATGGTACAGTTACATTTTTTGATTCAAAACTATTGCATGAAGTAACACCTGTAGTTTCTGGGTTTAGAAAAAGTTTAGTTGGTTGGATTATTGGTCCAAGAATATGAACAATATTAGGATTATTAAAACTGGGATTAATGTTTCAAAGATTTTGAAACAACTAAAAGATCATCCTGACGATTGGATGGCTCAACGAAATATCGAGGGTGCTCAATCTTTAATCGATAGAGGATATGATAATATCCCAGTTGGTAATCTTCAGTTGGTAATCGGTGCTGTAGAAAAAGCTGAAGACTTTGTAGGAGACAGCGAGATTTGCGTACCAACTCCAGCAATCAAACATCACACAGAGATAGTAGGATTTCTAAAAAGAAATTTTAAGAAATTCAGTAGATGCGGTTTCCTTTCTCTTGCTTCAGGTGAACACGTTGGGCTACATATTGATGAGGGAACTTATTATCTTACAAGAGATCGTTATCATTTATCCATTCAAGGAAAATATAGATATTTTGTAGGCGACGAATCAGTTATTGTTGAACCTGGAACTTTACTTTGGTTCAATAACAAACTTATGCACGGGACTGAAAACATTGGTGATTGCACTCGGATTACTTTTGTATTTGATGTTCCACATTCTAAACAAAATCCATAGGAGGATATATGAAAGTTAAAAAGTTTTATGCAGAATGGTGTGGACCATGTAAAGGGTTATCAATGGTAATTGCTGGAGCAGGAGATAAGATTACTATTCCAATTGAGAATATTGATATTGATACTAACATTATGGAATCAGTTCAGTATGATGTTAGATCTGTTCCCATGTTAGTTCTCGTTGATGATAATGGAAAAGAGATCAAACGTCTAAATGGTATGGTAAATGAAACACAATTGTTAGAATTTTTAAAGGTATAATATGGCAAGCATCCTAGACAAAATCAAGAAGAACTCAACTATCAAAGACTCTGCGATTCTATCTGAATCAAAGTTCTTTAAGAAGAAGGATATGATTCCTACTTCAGTTCCAATTATCAACGTAGCCTTATCAGGTCGCCTTGATGGTGGACTTACTCCAGGTATTACTATGTGGGCTGGACCATCGAAACATTTTAAAACTGCCTTCAGTTTGTTGATGGCTAAATCTTATTTGGACAAATATCCCGATGCAGCACTTCTTTTCTACGATTCTGAATTTGGTACTCCTCAGTCTTATTTTGATACCTTTGGCATTGATACATCCCGAGTGGTTCACACTCCTCTTACAGACGTTGAACAATTAAAGATTGATATCATGCAACAACTACAAAACGTAGAGCGTGGTGATCATCTTATTATTGTTATTGACTCTATTGGTAATCTTGCTTCTAAGAAAGAAGTTGAGGATGCATTGGAAGGTAAGTCTGTAGCAGATATGACCAGAGCAAAACAAATGAAGTCTTTGTTCCGTATGGTAACACCACACTTGAACTTAAAAGATATTCCTTTGGTTGTTGTTAATCACACCTATATGGAAATTGGTTTATTTCCAAAAGCAATTGTCGGTGGTGGTACTGGCGCAATGTATTCAGCAGACAATGTCTATATCCTTGGACGTCAACAAGAAAAAGAAGGAACAGAGATTGTTGGTTATAACTTTATTATCAACGTAGAGAAGAGTCGTTATGTTAAAGAAAAATCTAAGATTCCTGTTAGTGTTACTTTTGAAGGTGGTCTTAGCAAGTGGTCTGGTTTATTGGATGTTGCTCTTGAGTCAGGACATGTTATTAAGCCATCTAATGGTTGGTACTCAAAAGTGGATCTTGAGACTGGGGTTGTAGAAGATAAAAAGTATCGTATTAAAGATACTGACTCAAAAGATTTCTGGCTACCAATTCTTACAAGTAAATCATTCTATGATTTTATCAAGAACAAATATTCAATTGGTCAGGGTGAAGTAATGATGCGTGATGACCTTGATGAAGCACTTGAGGCATTGGCATTTGATGAGTGACCATCTTGCAAAACCTTATATCCTTGTTGAGAATCGCAAAACAGGACATGATGCGATAAAGTTGACTTCTGGACCATTTCAGGGTATAATATATTCTTACGGTAAAGTTAAGTTTGAAGAGCAACATGATGATACTTGCAAACTTAATTTTGAGTATGAAGTCCATAATAATCAAATAGAATATAACAAAGAAGAATTCGAATTCTATATTGGTGAACTTCTTCAGTTTATTATGGCAGAAGAACTACAAAGAAATAATATTACTTACACTGGCGGAATTGATGAGAATAGAAACGAAGATTCTGAGTAATCTTGTATATGATGAGCAGTATTGTCGTAAGGTAATCCCATTCATTAGAACAGATTACTTTTCAGAAAGAAAAGAAGCGATCCTTGCCAAAGTTATTTTGGATTTCTTTACGAAGTATAATAAACCACTGACTAAAGAAATTCTATCAATTGAGGTAGGAAACCGAACTGACATTAATGACAAAGAACTTTCTGAGATTAATAGTTATGTAGATACTATGACTCATGAGGATGTTAATGAATCATGGATGTTGGAACAAACTGAGAAGTTCTGTAAAGATAAGGCTGTCTATAATGCAATTCTACACTCGATCCGAATCATTGATGGCGGAGATAAAGTTAACACCAAAGATTCCATACCTTCTATCCTTTCTGATGCTCTTGCCATCTCTTTCGATAATCACGTTGGTCATGATTACATCGAAGATAGTGATGCACGTTATGACTTCTATCACCGAATTGAAGAAAAGATTCCTTTCGATTTAGATATGTTTAATAAGATTACCAAAGGTGGTTTATCCAAGAAAACTTTAAACATTGTTTTGGCTGGTACTGGTGTTGGTAAATCTTTGTTTATGTGTCACGTTGCTGCTGGAGTATTAACTGCTAGTAAGAATGTTCTTTACATTACTATGGAAATGGCTGAGGAAAGAATCGCTGAGCGTATTGATGCGAACTTGTTGAATCTTACTATGGATGAGTTGAAAGTTATTGATAAAGATATCTTTGATAATCGTATCAATAAGATCTCTGGTAAAACACAGGGTAAATTAATCGTTAAAGAATATCCAACTGCAGGTGCTCATGCTGGTCACTTTAGAGCATTGCTTGAAGAGTTGAAGTTGAAGCGTGAGTTTCTTCCTGACATTATCTTCATTGACTATCTAAACATTTGCGCAAGTCAGCGTATGAAGCAAGGTGGAAGTATTAATTCTTATACATATATTAAGAGTATCGCTGAAGAGTTACGTGGTTTGGCAGTAGAATATAATGTTCCAATTGTTTCTGCCACGCAAACTACTCGAAGCGGATTCACAAATAGCGATCCAGGTTTGGAAGATACTTCTGAATCGTTTGGATTACCAGCCACTGCTGACCTTATGTTTGCGCTAGTATCTAATGAAGAACTTGAACAGTTGAATCAGATTGTTGTTAAGCAGTTAAAGAATCGTTATAACGATCCAAGTTTTTACAAGAGATTCGTCATTGGTGTTGATAGAGCCAAGATGAAGTTATATGATGTTGAGGCATCTGCTCAAGTAGGTTTATCTGACTCAGGTCAAGATGATGTTCCTATGTTTGACAAAAGTGAATTTGGAAAGCGTCAGAAAGCAGAAGGTTTCAGTGGGTTTAAGTTTTAGGAGAATAATATGGTAAAAGTAATTGTAGCTGAACAGAAACACAATTGTGAAGATCTTCTTGGTAAGTTTGTTGACGAATCACATTATGATCATCTTATCGAAGAAGATACTGATGTTTATATGCCACCACAATTTGGTGAAGATCCAATCTCAGAGAAACGAATTGTATTAAAGTTTAGGAAAAACTATTTTAGTAAAGAACAACAAGATGCCGCATATGTCGGACTTAGAGAAGCAGCGATTCGCACAGAGAATCGTGGACTTGCTTCTGGTATCAAAGATGGCATTCTTGCCACAACTGAAGGTCGCGAGTGGGTCACAAACTACCAACAGGAAATGATGGATGCGTTGCTAAAGAATCGAAACTCTGCTCTTGATGAAGAAGATGTTATTGATGTTATTCGTGCCAAGTATCCTACTGAAACTGATAAGCGTATGGCAGGTGGTAGTGGTAAAAACAACGTATGGGTTATCTCACGTTTCCGTGGAACTAAGTTTGATTTTGAAGCATGGCTAGATACTATCAAACCACTTGGTCGTCAGAATCGTGCTGAGGCATGTGAAGATGTTATGGAAATGATTAGTACCACTACCTATGGTACTGCAGTTAATTCTGGTATCGCTGGTTGGTTCGATCGTTATCCTCGCATTCCTTATGGTCGTGCCACTTCCTATACTCGTGACAACTTTGATAAGTTTGTAATGTCATATCCATTCCTGCAGAATCTTGCTGAAGGATTTAAAAATCTTTTACCTCAACGCTATGCTGCACAAATGAAAGCAGCAAACAAACTAGATCCAAGGTTCTTAGTTCCAGGAACACCATTCACAACAGTAACTGTTAATAAAACATTTAGAACTGCGGCACATAGAGATGCTGGTGATTTGAATGAGGGTTTATCTAATCTGTTAACATTATCCAATGATGGTAATTACACTGGTGGATATTTGATTGCTCCTGAGTATCGAATTGCAGTTAATCCACGTCCAGGAGATTTGCTTCTAATCAATAATCACGAAGTTATGCATGGCAATACACCTATTGTTTGCGCAGAAGGTTCTGAGCGTATATCATTGGTTGTGTATTTCCGTGAGAAAATGTTAGAACTTGGTTCTTTTGAATATGAAGACTGTCGTTATAATTTTGTTGAACATCGTAGACGTAATCACGAGCATCCAATGTGGCAAAAACTTTGGAATGGTGTATCAGAATCTATGTGGACTAGTCAAGAATGGTATGATTACTGCGAAGAAAAACTTGGTCGTGAGGAATTAATGAAATATCATCCAGAAGCAAATTCTTCTTCACTTGAGGATTTCTTTTAATGTGTAGCGTTATTGGTGCTTTGATTCAGAATCCTACTGAAAAGGATTTTGAATCTATCCGTAAAGTATTTCTTGAGTCAAAGATTCGAGGAATGCACGCAACTGGTTTATCTTATATTAAAGATAATAAGATTATTACATTTAAAGAAGCAGTTCCTGCAGATAAATTTATTCATTTAGATAATTTAGAGGAGATGGTCAATGACGATGGTAATCTTTACCTTATTGGTCACTGTAGATATTCTACTAGCGATTTATTGTATAATCAGCCGATAGCAAGCGAAACCCATTCTATTGTTCATAATGGAGTTATCACTCAAGAACTTCCAGAGAACTGGAGTAAGATATTTCATTATCCTTGTGAAACAAAGAATGATTCTGAATTAGTTTTACATTCTGATAATGCTCTTGGTGAATATCCAGATGCATCTATGGCAGTTTGTGAGTTGTCACTAAAAAAAGAACTTACTGTTTTTAGAAATGGTAAACGTCCATTATATTTGACTTCTTTAGTAAATGGAGTTATAATTACTTCTACTGCAGATATTCCTAAACGTGCAGGTATTAGAATGCCAGCAGTAGAAGTGCCAATGAATACTTACCTCACGTTTGATTCAAATATGACAATGAATGTTAATCTTGTTAAGACTAACAAACCAGATTTACAAAAGGTAAACTATGAGACTGAAGAAATATCCAACTGATAAATTTACTTACGGAATGGAGATAGAGTGGGGTGATGTGCCTCGCTCTTTTTCAATTCCAGAACATCTCGGAACTTGGGAACACTCAGAACGAGATATTATTAACTTAAGAGAGCCATATCAATATGTCTGCGCTGACCCACTTGGTGAATCTCCTCCAGTCGGTGGGGAAATTAATACTAAACCGACTAAGACTTGGGAAGAGCAGGTTGATCGCTACTTTGAACTCAAACAGTTATTTGAGAAGGAAGGACACCCACCTACTGTTGGTGCTACTGCTCATACTCATATTCATTGCCGTGTACCGAATCTCCGAAATGATATCAATGCTCTGAAGCGTTTGACAAAGTATATTAAAGAAAACCAACACCAAGCAGTTGAACACGTCTATGGTTACTTTGAACATAATCAAATGAAAGGTGCCAAAGGCGCAAAAATGTATTTGAAGTTTGATGGTGGTCGAACTCTGCCTGACTATATGGCTGATAACATTATTAATCTAGCGACTGACTTTGATTCATTCATTAAGATGCACGCTGCAGGTAAAGATGGAGTATCAATGGGTCGCCCATTCCGCTACGCTATTAATATGTACGCACTGAAGCATATCGATACGGTAGAGTTTAGATTGTTCCGTGGTACAATGGATCGTACGGAACTTGAATCGTGTTTCCGATTTGTTCAAGACTTTCTTGATGCTGCGTTGAATACTGGTGAATCAGTAGTACAATTAATTTCAAATAATAATTATAAATTCCCTCCAATGATTTGGGATCTTCATCAGTTTATTGGTTGGGAGAAAACAAAACATCCAGAAGATCGTGGAGAAAAAGTAAGAACATATGTTGAAGTATAAAGTAATAGAAGATTGTGTATCAAGAGATTTGCAAAACAAATATTTGGAGATCTCAGAAGGTATACATTGGACCTATAATAAAACTTGTATACATCCTTTAGATATTCCAATTCAGAATGAAACTACATTTGATGTTGGACAACTAACATGTAGAGTTCCAGAACACGATTATAATTTGTTCCTCCCTCTTCTAGATCATTTTGAACAATACTCTAAAATTAATCGCATAAAATATAATTTGTTATGGAGATGTTCTGAAACAAATAATAGACATACAAGTTTACATAAAGATGGTGATGACCAATGTATGAGTGCAGTATATTATGTTAATGATTCTGATGGAGATACCATCATAATTGATGGTGATGATGAATATAGAATTAAACCAAAGAAGGGATCTATTCTAATATTTCCTGCGCATCTAATTCATGCCTCATCTAACCCATCAAATGCGTTTGAGAGAATTTGTATAAATTTGGTAGTAACAAAATGAAATTACTAAATTGCCCACGTGCGGATTTTATCGCAGCAATAACTACAGACAAAGAAGATAACTTTGCTAAGACGTTTGTTGCCAAAGCAGATATGCAAGACCAATGGGATTATTGTATTGGCGCATTCGATGGTAATGAATTAACTGCTGCAATTATCACCACAATATCAAAGACCAAACCTCATGTTGCAAACCTTCAACTGTTACATACATTTGCAAAACATAGAGGTAAAGGTTCAGCTCGATTACTTTGTGAAGATTCATTGAAGCGAGCAAGAGCCACTGGTGCTACATACTTCAGAGTATCTTCCGAGAAGACGGCAGTTGGTTTCTATGAACGATTGGGTTTTAAGTTTTGGGGTACTCAAAAGAGTGGTTGCCAATTATCCATATTCAGGATAAATGGAGATAATTATTCAGAAGCTGATTACGACTACTCCGATACAATTATCAACAAGGCTGTTAATCGCAAAGGTAAAGGTGGCTGTGTAACTCTGTTTAGTCTTGCAGAGGATCAGAAACAACTTGACTTTCATTCATTTTTGTAGTATAATATAATTTTGGGAACACACTATGACACACTTGAGAGAAGAAAATTTGGCAGTTGTTACAAGAAGAATTGCTGAGGATGCATGGGTAACTAATCTTGATGGAACAAAATCAAGAGCAGTATCTTGGTGCAAATGCTGTAGGGTTCATAAACCTTTAAGTGCATTTTACTTAAAATCAAAGAGTACTAGAAAACATAAAAATGATGTTCGAGGATATTGTTGCATTTGTTTTGATGAACAAAACAAAAAAGCAAAAGAAATTCGTGAAGAACGAAATGCAGTCAAACAATTGAATATTCTGATCAATGAATTAAAGATAGAATTTGAGACTGCGAATCAGTAATGAATTTCGAACATATTTTTCCATCAGTTATAGGTTATGAGATTAATAAAGATTTAACAGATAACATTTTGCTTATTGCAAAAGAATATCTTTCTGATGATTCTAAGATAACCTATGAATGGAATTATAAAAACACATATGGTAATATCTTAATAGATGATAAATTAAATTTTGTATATGAGAAGATAGCTGAACTATCAAATACATATTTGATAACCTCTAATATTAAACCACCAGAAAAATTAGAAATACAACTTTTCTTTAGTGAAATATACGGAAACGACACTCATGTTAAACACTCTCATCCAGGAGCATTACTTTCTGGATTATTTTATTTGACTGTTCCAGATGATGCTGCTCCAATTATTTTTTATGATACGAGCCCACATTATGATTATATTCCGTATAATGCATTAAATCCATCTGATGACCGTAGGCAATATATTATAAATCCAAAAGAAGGTATGGTTCTAATATGGAATTCTTGGTACCAGCATGAAGTTCCAAAATCAAATAGTATTAAACCAAGAATTACAGCAGTGTTTAATGTTGCTAGAAAATAATGGATTACAGACAACCTCAAAATAATAGAGAAGCGTTCATTCGCTGGTACGCATGGTCATTGAAGTATGATGACTGTGATCCAGCTGTTTGGTGCACGAACTATCTCAATAAGCGTTACGAGCATAATGATGAACAACGTCTTTGGCTCGCTTGGCTTTACGGTAACACTTATCAACTACCAACTGCGTGGGTATTGATGAATGAATTTCCTGATTATGAATTAGCAACAGTTGATAGAATTACGCAGTGGAACTCAACAAATTATAAACGATTACGTTACCAAACTGATACCAAGTGGAACAAGGGGCATCTCCCTGCCATGTTTGCTTCATATCAGCAATTTATTGGTAACAAAACTCAACGAGAAAGAATGGAAGGGTTTTATGGAGACAATGAAGAGACAAACTTTGATAACCTGTGGGAAAGCGTTAAGTCTGGGCTGCATAAGTTTGGTCGCTATTCCACTTGGTTTTATCTTCAGCATCTTAAGCATACCGCTGGTATTCTTATCAGCCCTACTAGTCTCATGCTGGATGATTATGATGGCTCTCGGTCTCATCGTAATGGATTATTATGCGCCCTCGGCAGACATTACGATATGGATAGAAAACTCACTGAACAAGAGTATGCAACTCTTGAGTCAGAAGCCAGATCTATTCTCATCGAAACCAAAGATAGATTCCCAGATTTGGAAACGCAAATAGATTTTTTTACAATGGAAACCTGTCTGTGTTCGTTTAAGAAAATCTTTAGAGCACATCATGGACGTTACCTTGGTTACTACTTAGATCGTCAGGCTGAAGAGATTATTAAAGCAGAGGGTGATGGTTGGTATGGTATTGATTGGGATGTTCTGTGGCAAGCACGTGAAGAAACTATTGACTTACGTCTAGATCACAAAAGAGGAATCGATAAAGAAAAGTTTCCTGCATTTATAAATTCAGGTAAAATAGAAAACTTGGATTGGATGTTTGATGATGAAGAACCTATGTTAATTGGATTGGAGAATTTTTAATGGCTATTACTAAAGGTCAAATGACTGGACTTACTGGTGCTATGTATGAAGATATGAATCCTGCTAGTGTTTCAATTTCAAATACTGGTGCTATTACTGGAACTATTATTGGAGCAGCAGGTAGTACGATTACTACTGGAACAGGAATAAGTTCTATCTCAATTCGAACAAGTGCTGATGAAATCTTTGATAGATATTCTTTAAATGAGTTTCTTGTTGAGCATCGTGTTCAAGAATTTGAACTTATGAAACTCCGTGAAACCACTGTTGACTATGCTGATGTTATTAAAAATAATCTAGCAAAGACTGCTTCTAAAGAAATTATCAAGAAAATGACCTTCACAAAGAAACATGAGATTGATAGTGATACTCATTCATTCCGTGGACGTGTTTGGGTATTTACGAAAGATGAACTAAACAAAATGATTGAGGAGATCAGAAATGGCATTTGAAGAACGTATCGGCGCAACTGATATTATTACATTCGAAAGAACTACCATGGAAACAAAAGAACGAAAGATAGTTGCTGTCGGTGGATCTCCTGGAACTGGAAAGACTACGTTATTCCGTAAATATATGGAAGATAAACAGTGGATCGGAGTTGAGCCAGCAAAATTAGTATCAACAATGTATAATACCGAACGAGATCTTTATATCCTTGGTAAATACGAAGAGGGTGAAACCTTTGCTGGAACCGATCGCCTTTCTATGGCTGTTCAACCACCTCTTCAAGAATGGGTCGCTTCCCATAACTGCAATATCCTTTTCGAGGGAGATCGGGTTTTCAACCAATCATTCCTAGAGTTCTGCATGGGTCTCCCAAATACCAAGCTAGAAGTGGTATTTCTAAAGGCTCCCAAAGATATTTTAGAACAACGCTATAAAGATCGTGGATCTGACCAGTCAGAACAATTCCTAAGAGGAAGAGAAACTAAATATAGTAACTTGATGTCTAATTTTGAACTTATGCCATATATTACTGAGTTTGTAAACACTAACTTAGAGGAGCAGGGGAAGGTTCTTGCATTTTTGGAGAAGCAGTTTAGTTAAGCAAGCATCTTCTGGGGATTATGTATCACCTAGAAAACGCCAATTATGACTTTATGGAATTACTGAATTTCTATTCAGTACCTTTCCGAGCGAAATTCATACCCTCAAAAATATGGAAAGATTTAGATAACTACCGAAACGACTCAGTTGGACTAGGTAATTATGTTAAGAAGTGGCGCACTAAAATAGAATGGAGAAAAGAGCCATCTAAAGCCACAAGATTTAAAAGAGGGGTTAGTATTGCAGGCGAATACGATATCGAGAAACGCCAGTGCTGTCTTATAATCTATACAGATTATTTTAATACATTCCCCTTTACTGAAAATGGTTGGAGAAATTTTAAGTTCCGATTAATAACATGCCTTCAGCATGAGATTATCCACTACATGCAATATGATAGACGTGACGATCAATGGAGCCACTACGTAGTTCCATATAAAAAAGCCCATAACAAAAGAAAGAATGACGAGAGACAATATCTCTCTGAGTTCGATGAGATCCAAGCATATGCTCATTGTATATTAATGGATTTTAAATCTAGACGTCCAAATATGGATATTGAAACCCTCCTCAATAGATGTAAAACCCATCGTGATTCTAGAACTTTAACATACTTCTTAAAGACATTTGATTATGATTTTAAGAATAACGCAGCAATACCTAAATTAATGCAGCAAATAGTTAAATGGGAACGTAAATATAATCGAATTACTTAAATCCATCTCGTTATAAATAAAGATATAACACTACTTAATTGATGGATTAAATGAAAGATTATAGACAACTAATCAAAGAACTACCGAGTAAAACGATAGTTCTAGCCTGTGGAAAGTTTAACCCTCCGACTATCGGACATGAACTTCTTATAAAGGCTGTCAAATCTCTAGCCGAGCAGAAGAATGCCAGCTACGCCATTTATGCGTCCGATCTAAGCGACGCTAAAAAGAATCCTCTAATAGTAGAAAAGAAAGTACAGTATTTAAATCTGTTATTTCCGAATACACATTTTTCTACATACTCAGATAATATTAATGAAACAGTTTCTAAACTAAAAGAAACTTATCGAAAAGTTATCGTTGTTACAAGCGCAGATAAAGTAGCATCACTAAAGAAATCTTTGAAAGAAGCTACAGTTATATCAGCAATGGATAAAGATCCAGACAGCGAAGATACTACTCGTACTTATGCAGTTAAAGGTTTATACGAAGAGTTTAAAAAGAATTTACCTTCAGCAATTCGTGAAATTGATTCTCGTAGATTAATGAATGATTTAAGAGTTGGTTCAGGATTAGAACCAATCAAAGAAGAAATTAAATTAGTCAAAGATAATCTACGTGAACAATATTTCCGTGGTGAAATATTTAATGTTGGTGAACACGTTGAGTCAGATGGTCAAGAATATGAAATTATTAAACGTGGTTCTAATCATTTGTTGCTAAAAGAATCAACAGGTAAATTAGTAAGCAAATGGATTCAAAATGTTAAATTAATAGAAACCGATATGCAAAAGAAAAAATTAAAATCATTTAGAACTATCGCAGAAACTTACGACCATCACCACGAAGAAGCGATGCAGCATAAAGATAATGCAGAGAAATCTAAAACTGCTGGTAACATGGGTGGTTATCATGCACATATGGTTAATCATCACGACTCAATGGGTCGCTGGCATGAATCTAAAGGTAGACATTCTTCTGCTGAGCGTGAGTGGGAAAAAGCTGAACAACATCATAGCGAAGGATTAAAACATCCTTATGTTTCTGAAAGTGTTATTAAAGAAGAAACTAAAATTGAACACCATGCTGACCACAAGTTAATTGACCATGGTCATGCTGTTCAAATTAAAATTGGTAAAGAACACCACTCTAAGATTGGTAAACTACAACACGGGCAACGCCATTCTTTTAAAGAAAAAGATGGAGAGAATCACTGGGTTGCTGTAAAGCGTGGTGATCGTTTACATTTTTTACCTAATCATTTAGATACACAGACTATGTCTTCAATGTCTTGTCATATCGGTGCTGCTGACTGGAATGGTCCATCAGGTGCTGCTCCTCAAGATGGAAGACAACCATTTGATCCAATGAGTAGTTCGAATGCTGACGTTTAAAGACTATGTTTCTGATAGAGAAGCAATTGATGAGGCAACAACTTCATCAAGAATGCATGCTAAGTTTAGATTAAGAACTAGCAAAACTAAACGTAAACAAAGAAGTAAAATAGCAACACATACTGTTGCTAATGGTAAGAAAGCTGAAAGCAGAGCCAGAAGAATGGCTATTAGAATGATGAAGAAAAGAATGTTGCGTGGTAGAAAGTTACGTAATCTAGCACCAGATGAAAAAGCAAGTATTGAAAAGCGTATGAAAACAAAAATGGCGCAGATTAAACAAATGACTTCAGGTCTAGTTGCGACAGTTAGAAGAATTGAAAAATCAAGATTAACCCATGGGGAAGTTTCTCGTGGAAAAACTAGAAGAGTATTTTAAATGGATGAATTAAAAACCGCAATTAAAGTATTGTTGGCAAATGCTACTGTCATGTATTATAAAACACACCAATTCCATTGGAACGTAGAAGGTATTTTATTTACACAATATCATGCATTCTTTGAAGAAGTTTACGTTGATGTATATAATTCTATTGATCCTACTGCAGAACTGCTACGTAAGATTGATGACTATGCGCCAGTAAGTATTGATGAGTTATACAAATATAAAACAATCGAAGAAGAATCAACTAGATTAATACTTCTTTCTGATATTTTGCAAAAGTTAATCGAAGCAAATCAAGAAGTGATTAACAGCCTAAATAAAGTGTTCGAACTAGCAAATGCAAATAAACAACAAGGTATTTGTAATTTTATTGCTGACCGAATCGATACACATCAGAAACATGGATGGTGGTTAAAAACATCCGCAAAGAAAATAGGTTAATATGAAATCATTCCAAACATATTTAAAAGAAGAAGCCGAAGGTGCTAAGTTAAAGCACATTACGCATCCTGAAGATCGTCCATTAATGCATGGTCACGAAGGATTTGAACATGCTCATGGTGCTTTAATGCACGCACATGAACATATGAAAGCTGGTAAGAACAATAGTAACCTTACCACTAAGTATGATGGTTCTCCTGCTGTAGTTTTCGGCACTCATCCTAAGAATGGTAAATTCTTTGTTGCTTCTAAATCAGCATTTAATAAAGAACCAAAGATTAATCATACTGATGCTGACATTGACAAGAATCATGGCCACGCTCCAGGTCTTGCCACTAAATTAAAAGCTGCGTTACATCACCTACCTAAAGTTACACCAAAAGGTAAAGTATATCAGGGTGATATTATGCACTCTGAGGGTGATGTTAAACACGATAAAAAATCTGGTAAAGCATCCTTTACTCCTAACACTATTACCTACACTGCGCATGGTGAAGAAGCCAAGAAAGCTACAAAAGCAAAAGTAGGTGTTGCTGTTCATACTCAATATCATGGTAAAGATATTCAATCATTATCTGCTCATCATGAAGTTAATCATCACGAATTTGGTCAGCATCCTGATGTTCACCACCATGATGCCAGCTATGATACTAGCACAGCAAATCATTCTAAACAAAATCAAGATGAGTTTCATAAACATATGGCAGCTGCCAAAGCAGTTCATGACACTCATGGCGACAAAATGTATAATGCTATTCACCCAGCGCATAGTGGTGAACATGGTCATCTAGCAACATACATTAACTCAACTGTTAGAAATAACACTACTCCAAACGTAAAAGATTTTAAATCTCATCTTGAAGCCCACCATGCTAAGCAAGTTGCTGGTGTTAAGACAGAAAAAGCCCAAGAACAAAAACGTGCAAAAGGTAAAGAAGAAATTGCCCACGTTGAGAAAAACAAAGGGCATTATGAGAATACATTAACTGCTCATAATCATTTGGCAGCAGCAAAGAATACATTAGTTAAATCTTTAGAAAGTGGTCATAGTAATTATGAACACCACATCGAAGGTAAAGAATCCAAACCAGAAGGTTTTGTTATTAATCATGAACACAATGGTAAAACAGAACCATCTAAACTTGTGAATCGTGCTGAGTTCGCAAGATCAAATCTTTTAAAGGTGCGTAAATGAAATCATTTAAATCATTCTTAAACGAAGAAATTTATTTCGAAGATAATCTAACAGAAGCTGCTGACGATGCTTCTAAAGAAGGTGGCGTTTCCAATAATACTAAAGGTGTTCTTCATGAACTTTTAGTTGGCAAACATTTAAACAATGGTCAGCATATGTCTAAACATGAAAATGCTGAAGGTGAAACACCACAACAAGCGCATGATCGTTTAAAGAAACAGATTCATCCTAATGATTATAAACGTATTGAAGCAAATGCCAAAAGCGCAGCTGCAGATATTCATAAGAACATCCAAGCAACTCATCCAGGTCATGTAATTCATGGAGTTCATTGGACTTCAAAACCTGGAGATACAGAAAAAGTAACTGGTGTTAAAGCAACTCAGAAACAAGACTCTTCAGATATCTATATTTCTACTCACCACCCTAAGAAACCTAAAGATGAAACCCATCATGGTTATAGTTTAAAGGTTAGTGATAAATCTAGTAAGAATGTTCCATCATCAAGTCTTGGTATGAAATCAAGTGGTGAAAAGGCGCAATCGCTTTATAAAGAACACCAAAAGAAAATTAAAACGATGCATCCTGAGTTAGAAGGTAAGAACGAAGAAGCACGTAAAGAATGGGCACAAAAGAACCCAGAGAAACACAATCAAGTTAAAGCTGAAAATAAAAAACTATTGGCCAATGTTGCGCATCACCATGCTGCTGAATTACAACATCATTTAGATTCTGGTAATCATGAACACGTAGTTAATCATATCCGTGATGTTCTTGCAGCTAAAAGTACTCCAGCTGCAGAAGCTGGTAAAGCAAACTTCTCTAAACATACTACATACCAAACTGCAAAGGGTGTTCAACATCATACAGCAAACCCAGCTCAAGATTATGAACATATTCTAAAAGATCATAAGAATATTAAAGTAAAAGCAAGTGGTGGCTCTGTTCATTTTAGTCACACTGATCCAAAAACTGGTAAAGAAACAAAGTTTGCTTCTCAAGCGCATAAGTTTGATTCACAAAGCGATCCATTATCAACAATTAAAAGCGCAGGTAAAGCTGTATGATTTCCTTTAAAGAATACTTAGAAGAAGCCAAGCGTGGATTGTGGGATAACATCCATGCTAAACAAGAAAGAATTAAGAATGGTTCTGGTGAACATATGCGCAAACCAGGAAGCAAAGGTGCTCCAACTGATGCAGCATTAAAAGCGTCTCAAACAAATGAAGCAGCAGTTGACGCAAAAGGATATAAGTCATCTACTGGTGGGCTAACACAAAAAGGTCGTGATCACTATAATGCACAAGGTGGTCATTTAAAGGCTCCAGTTACTACACCACCTTCAAAGTTAAAGGCTGGTAGTAAAGCTGCCAATCGTAGAAAATCTTTTTGTGCACGTATGAGTGGCGTTGATGGTCCAATGAAGAAACCTAATGGTGAACCAACTCGTAAAGCACTAGCATTAAGAAAATGGAATTGTTAAAATGATTACCTATAACGAATTAAAAGAAAAATGTACTTGCTGGACAGGTTACAAACGTAAACCTGGAACTGCACCATGCGCTGAAGGAAGCTGTGTGAAAGAAGAACTAGAAAAACACCACGCATTAGCGTTTGGTCGTATGAACCCAATTACTTCTGGCCATGAGGCAGTAGTTAATAAACTTCATTCAGTTGCCAAAGAACATAATGCTACTCATAGTCTTGTAGTTTCTCATAGCCAAGATTCTAAGAAGAATCCTTTATCTGCTGAACAAAAAGTTAATCACGCTAAACACGCATTCCCTGGAACAAATGTAACTGCTGCTAGTAAAGAAGCACCTACAATCCTCCACCATGCTGCAGCTGCTCATGCTGCTGGCGCAACTCACTTACATGTAGTTGCTGGTTCTGATCGCCATGAAGAGATGCATAATCTTCTTCATAAATATAATGGTCAGAATGCTGCTCATGGCAATTATAATTTTAAAAAGATAACAGTACATTCTTCTGGTGAACGTGATCCAGATGCAGAAGGAACTACTGGTATCTCTGCAAGTAAAATGCGTGAACATGCTGCTTCTGGAAACAAAAAAGCATTCCACGCTGGAGCACCATCAAAAATGAAACCAGAACACAAGGACGCCATGTATAACGATGTGCGTAAAGGTATGAACTTAAAAGAAGAAACTATGGATCAACAAGACGATCACGCTAAACAACTAAAGCGTTTTAAAGACCAAATGACCAAAGGTAATGGTCCAAAAATAGATCCTGAACTTGCTTTAGATAAAAAAGAAAAAGCAGCTATGGGTGTTAAAGAACATCTAGATGCTAACGCTGGCGCAGGTGCTTGGATTAATGATTTTATTTCTTCAACTAATCCACGTTTTAATAATAAGTCTAAATCAGAACGTCGCAAAATGGCTATTGGTGCTTACATGGCTGCCAAAGCAAAAGGTATGAAAGAAGAATTTGAAATTGAAGAAGGATATGATAAAACTTCTGCAATGCATAAAGCTGCTAAACAAGCTGCTCAAGGTTTTGATGGTAAAGCAATCTACCATCCAAATGGTCACGCAGAAGTAAGAATGCGCGCAATGGTTCATGGTCATAGTACTGTTAATCCGCATGGAACAGTTTTAATGTCTGGTGAGGAAAAAGCCAAACGTGCTGCTAAAGAACATGGTGGCAAAGCTGAAGGTAGTATAGTTCATTTTAAAGAAGGTACTCTTCAAGGTAACGTAGCTGGTGGTGATGCAATGAACACAACTACTTCTGCTCCATCAGATAATAAAATGCCAGCAGGTAGTGTTAAGAAAGTTAAAGGATTCAAATTTTTTAATGGCACAAATGAACCAAATACTCAAATGGCAGTTAAAGAAGAAACTCTAGATGAACGTAATAAAGCCAATGCTCTTATGCGTAAAACTATGGACGCTTCTCGTGGTGCTCGTTACAAATTAAACAATCCAGTTCCTGCTGCTGAACCAGAACATAAAACTGCCCAAGCGCATAATAAAGCAATTGGTCGTGCGCTACGTAATGAAGGTACCATAGAAACTTCAACTGGAAGAGTTCATAAAAAAGATGAATGGGAAGGATATCCTTCTACATTTAAAGATAAAGACGATAACAAGTTACTAAAAGGTAATGAACGTAGTCGAATGAATAAAGCAATCCCTCCAAACGATAAGTTAAAGGAAGCTGCTACTGGTAATCCAGGAAATGGTTACCATGGTGCTGTTCAAAGTCCAGATGAGAAATATGAAGCAACACATAAACATGTTAAGAACTTAACTGACGCTGATGATAAGACAGTTAAACATTATCTAGATTCTGCTCATGGTCGCCATTTGGCTGGTCGTGAAGAAGATCATGAGTATATTAAAAAGGACTTTAAGAAATTTAAAAAGTATTATCGTCCAGAAATGCATGAGTCAACTGAGATGGCTAGATTAGATCTTCAAACTATTATTAACAATGTTAATAGAGTTAAACCAATGGTTGATAAAGAAACTGATCTACCAGATTGGATTGAATCTAAGATTACTATGGCTGCAGATTATATCAAGTGCGTAAGCGATTATATCGAAGCAGCAGAACAAATCGGAACTGGATTAGAAGAAGAAACTGCTCCAGTTGGTAAAGTTCAAAAAATTGATAAAAAAACCGCAGTAATAAAATTACATCCTAATGGTGCAGCTTCTGACACCGATGAGGGTTGGGCTAAACCAAAAATTAAAGAGGGAACTATGAAATCATATAAAGATTTTTTACAAGGATTAGATGAGGCTTCTAAAAAGAAACCAGCATGGCTTCTTGATGCTGAATTAAATGCAGAGAAGAAAGAAGGCAAACTTAAAGAAGCAAAAGAAGGCAGTGCTGAAGATAAAAAAGAAGATAAAGCTGGTATGAAGCGTACTGGGATGACTGCCAAAGAATGGGAAAAGTCTGCTGAAGATAAAAAAGAAGATATGCAGGAAGCTAATTGGATCAAGGGTGCTATTAAACATCCAGGCGCAATGACTGCTGCTGCAAAACGTGCTGGCGAAACTAACGCTGAGTACGAACAGCAACATAAACACGATTCTGGTAAAGCAGGTCGTCGTGCTCGTCTAGCATTAACTTTAAAGAAAATGCATGAAGAACAGATTAATGAATATGAAGCAGATAAGAATGGTGTTTATCGTCATACTAAGAAAGCCACTTACGGAACATCTTATGTTGATCCAGAAGGTGCTGACGAAACTGCTGCTGATCTAAAGAAAAAAGAAAAGAAAACAGCTGGACGTAAAGCAGGTTCAGGTGCTGGTGTATACAAGCCACGTGCAACAATGTCCAAGTTAAAACAACTTGGCGCAACTTATAAATAACTTAAAGTCCAAATTCAAGGAGAATAAAAATGGCACTATGGGGAAATCAAGACACATTAGCGTCTTCACCAAAAAATATCGCTAGAAAGGCAATTTTTGATGCCACTAGCACTAGCATTGTAAATACAACTAATAAAACAATCAGCTTAGTTAATTCTACTACTAACTTTACTAATGGTGATGCCGTTCTGTATTCTGTTAATGGTGGAACAGCATGTACTGGTCTAACAGATGCAACTGTTTATTATGTTCGTCGCGTAGATTCTTTCAACGTAGCGTTATATGATACTCTTGCTCATGCTGTTGCTGGCGGTGCAACTGGTTTGGTTAATATTAGTGCAGTTGGTACTGGTACTACTCATTCTTTACAGCGTTATGCTAACACTGCAAATACTAATTCTGGTAGTGGTAAAGCAGGTAATAACACTTCAGTATTCTTAGTTACTAAAGAAGAAGCCCAAACACCAGAAAATAGAGCAAAAGGAATTAAAGGTCCAGGCTGGTATAATTATCTAACTTATACTGCTGCTGACAGTTCAGTTCGCAATAAAGTAGAAAAACTTATTGCTTTTGAATCTGAAGTAACTGAAACATCTTCAAACTACGTAACTACTAATGATCCATTAGTTTCTGGTTTAATTACTATCGGTACACAACCTTCTAGCGTTGCTGGTGCTTCTACACCATACACTGGTACATTCGCAGTTGCTGCGACTATTACTGGTAACGGAACTATTGGTTACCAATGGCAAGTTTCTACAGATGGCGGAACTACTTACACTAACGTAACTAACGCTGGCGTATATAGTGGCGCAACAACTAATACTCTAACATTGACTGCTGCTGCTAAAGCAACATACAATAACTACAAGTATCGTGCTGTTCTAAGTGCTACTGACTACACAACTCAGACTTCTGCTGCTGCAACTCTAGTTTACGCTTAATAAATAAATTATGTAAGGTGGGGAGGTTTTTCTCCCCATCACTCTTTGAAGGTATTATGGTGTGAATGAAAAGTTAAATGAATCGAATTTTCTACTTTATGCGATGCATCATTATGATAACACTCAGTGTTATAGTTTAGCAGAGTTCGAAGATGATTTAAAAAAGTTTTTATATCTTAAGAAACTAATATCTCGATATAAAAACAATGGCGATTTAAAAGAAAGACTAATACTCAATCATATAATCGTTCTTTATAATCTATTCGGTGAAGCTACTACTAAGATGTTATTTTATAAAGTAGATGAAGAGTGCTGGGATATTCTAACAACATTCCTAGTATATCTTGATAGGATGCCAGAATCTTTACCTGATTTTGGCATAGTGTTATCGGAAGTTGTATTAGATGAGAAAGTTATCTCAATACTAAGGAAGATCTAATGAGTAGCCGTATTATAGACAATCTGTTAGCATATAAAGTTTTACGTATGTTAGTAACAAACTTTGTTGATACCGATGCATTTAAACTCGGTATCATTGACGCACACGGTAATACATTAATTAAAACTAGCCAATTCAAAACTGATGCTCAACGTAATGCATATAATTATCTAACACGTTTAGTTTTTAATCTTAAAAAATTAATTAATAAATTTGGCGGAGAAAGTAGACTAAAAAGTTTTGCTGCTGCTCTTTGGTTAATTAAAGAAAACTATCAAAGCGGTTCAAGAACTACTTCTCAGTTAGAAGAGAAATTTAAAAAACTAATGGAAACTGAAATCCATTTAGTTGAAGAGGAAATTTTAGTTGGTAGATTCCTTAAAGAAGATGGTGATGGTGGCGCTGTAGTTGGTGGACCACCAGCCAATAATACATCTGGTCCAGTGGCAACGCAAGAGCCAAAGATTTATCCTAATAGTAAGAAGAAACCTATATTTGGATTAGCAAGACGTTCAGCACTGGCAGTTAAAGAGATTAAATAAAATGTGGATTTTGTCATTTGTTCCTGATGCTTGGCTTCAGTTTGCTGTTTATTGTATATTGATTAGTGGTGTTGGTATGTATGTGGTAAGTTTCTTTTTGAACTTTATACCACCTGCATTACCATATAAAGAACCAATTAGAATTATGGGAACTTTACTAGCAATTGCTGGTATTTGGTTCCATGGTGGTGCTGCTGCTGATGCAGAATGGCGAGCGAAAGCTGCAGATTTACAAAATAAGATTGCAGTAAGCGAAGCCCAATCTAAAGACAACAATGTAAGAATTAAAACTGTTTATGTTGATCGTGTTAAAGTAGTTAAAGAAACACAAGTAGTAATACAAGAAAAAATTAAAGAAATTGAGAAACATATTGATTCTCAATGTACTGTTGATACTCAGGTTATTAATATCCTCAATGATTCCGCAAAGAGGAAAGTGAAATGAAACTATTATTAATTGTTCCTGTATTATTATTGGCTGGCTGTTTAGCAACACCTGTGCAGAGAAGTTTTCCCGAGGTTCCTGAAGAACTAAAGGTGGCTTGTCCAGATTTGAATTTACTTGAACCGACAACTAAACTTAGTGAAGTTGTTTCGGTTGTGACTAAGAACTATGGTCAATATCAAGAATGTCAAATTAAAGTTGACGCTTGGATTGAATGGTATAAAACACAAAAAGAAATCTTTGAATCGGTAAAGTAAAATGGATCTACCACAAGAGAGAATAGCAAAATTGGAAGCTCAAGTCGAAGGCATTAAAGATGATGTCGCAGCCGTAAAACAAGACATCAAAGAATTGCATTCTCGCATTACCACAGGTAATCGCGAGATTACTGATCACATTGATCGCAAGATTGACGATCTAGCAAAGTCTGATGAAGACCAACATACTGCAATGGGTAAAAAAATTGATGCAATGAAAGATCGTATAGATTTACTTGAACGCTGGAAATGGATGATCGTTGGTGGTGCAATTGCAGTTGGTTATCTATTATCCCATATTAATATTTTGGATAAAATATTCAAATAAAGTTTGCTTTGCAAGAGCATATGGGGTATAATTACTCTATATGCTCTATATTGATAACAAATACGCACAAATCCTTGGCACTCGTCTAAGGAACTTCAAACAAAAGAAAGACTACCTCTGGAATTACAGTTGTCCAGTGTGTGGAGATTCTTCGAAGAACAAACTCAAGGCTCGTGGTTATATTTACCGTGGTGAGCAAGAGTTATTTGTTAAGTGTCACAACTGCGGTTATGGTACTAACCTTGGTAATCTAATTAAGTATGTGGATGCGAAACTTTATGATGAATATGTTTTGGAACGCTACAAAGCTGGCGCATCAAAACACCATGATCACAAAGACGTTAAACAAACAAGCGTCATCTTAGAAACTCCCAAAGAAGAATTACTTGAGGATGATATTCTCTCAAGTTTATCACGATTAGATAAACTACCATTGAATCATCCAGCAGTTGAGTATTTAATTAATAGAAAGATTCCAAAAGATAAATGGAGTCTACTATATTTTGCTCCAAAGTTTAAAGCGTTTACTAATTCAGTAACTGCTAAATTCCAAGAGCCAATTAAGGATGAACATCCTAGAATGATTATACCTTTCTTTACACCAGCAGGTAAATGTTTTGCTTTTCAAGGCAGAGCATATGGTAAAGAAGAACCTAAGTATTATACCATTAAAGTTGATGAAACACAGGAGAAGATTTATGGACTTGACAGGATTGACTACTCTAAAAGAATATATGTTGTTGAGGGACCAATTGATTCGTTATTCCTTCCAAATGCAATTGCTGTATCAGGAGCAAGTTTTGATACCCCTACTATTCGGCAGCTATTGGCTAATGCAACGATAGTAATGGACAATGAACCAAGAAGCAAAGAGATAACTAAGTTTCTTGAAAAAAATATTGAAGCAGGTTATTCTGTTTGTATGTTCCCTGAGCATATTGAACAGAAAGATATTAATGATATGATTTTACATGGTAATATGACAGCCGATGAGATTATAGATACGATAAATACAAATACCTTCAAAGGAATGGAAGCAAAATTGAAATTTAGTACATGGAAGAAAATATGAAAGTTAAGATGGTAAGTTATAGTCAAGCTGCCGATGAATATGAATTCGATGGTTTGACTAATGTACAGGATTTAATTGCGTTCTGTGCACGTGTTAGTAATCCAAGCAATCAGTTCAACACAGAGACTAATAAAAATTGGGGCGAAGTATGACAGATATTGTGCATGGCATAAAGGTAGACTATTCTCGTGATGAATTGTTTGATGAGTTAGGTAAGTTAAGATTAAAAGAAAGTTATATGAAGGATGATGAAGTAAGCCCACAAGAGAGGTTTGCTTTTGTTTCAAATAAATTTGGGAGTAACCCTGAACATGCGCAACGACTATATGAATACAGCAGCAAGCATTGGCTATCTTATTCTACTCCCATTCTCAGTTTTGGTCGTAGTAAACGTGGCATGCCTATATCATGTTTCCTTAATTATATCGAAGATACTGCAGAGGGTTTAGTTGATAATCTTAGCGAAACTAATTGGCTATCTATGCTTGGGGGTGGTGTGGGCATTGGCTTTGGTATTCGTAGCGCAGACGATAAATCTACTGGTGTCATGCCTCACCTCAAAATGTATGACGCAAGTTCTTTGGCATATCGTCAAGGTCGTACTCGCAGGGGTAGTTATGCTGCTTACTTGTCTATTGATCATCCAGATATCATAAACTTTCTTGAGATGCGCAAGCCGACAGGCGATCAAAACATGCGCACTCTTAATATGCATCATGGTATTAATATCCCTGATGCGTTTATGCAGATTATTGAAAACTGTATGCTAGATCCAGATGCAGATGATAAATGGAATTTGATTGACCCAGCGTCAAACGAAATCCGTGAAACTGTTTATGCCAAAGAACTCTGGCAACGCATTCTAGAAATGCGTATGATGACTGGTGAACCATATCTACATTTTATTGATGAATCAAATCGTAAAATGCCTCAGTGGTTAAAAGATAAAGGTTTACAGATTAATCAATCTAATCTCTGTTCAGAGATTATTCTTCCAACAGATGTTAAACGAACAGCAGTTTGTTGTTTATCTTCTTTAAACCTTGAACACTATGATGCTTGGAAAGATGATAAACTATTTTTGAAAGACGTTGCTGAGATGCTTGACAATGTTCTTCAATTCTTTATTGATAACGCACCAAAGACTATTAAACGTGCTATCTATTCAGCCAAACAAGAACGTAGTATTGGTATTGGTGCTTTGGGTTGGCATGCATATCTTCAACGCAATAATTTGCCATGGGAATCACCAATGGCGATCGGCAGAAATAAACAAATCTTTGCTAATATCAGAGGACAACTAGATGAAGCGAACAAACAATTGGGATTGGAACGTGGTGAAGCACCTGATGCAGTGGGTACTGGGAATAGGTTTAGTCATCTTATGGCTATTGCTCCCAATGCTTCTTCTTCCATTCTCATGGGGAATACTTCTCCTTCTATTGAACCTTATCGTGCCAATGCTTATCGCCAAGACACTTTATCGGGTTCTCACCTAAACAAGAACAGGTGGCTTGATGAAATTATCCAAAAAGAAGCAGTCAATCATAAAGAAGGTTGGGCAGACGAAGTGTGGTCTAGCATCATTGCGAATGATGGTTCAGTTCAGCACCTCGATTGGATGGACGAGTGGACAAAAGATGTTTTCAAAACTTCTATGGAAATCGACCAGCGTTGGGTCGTCCAACATGCAGCAGACAGGCAAGTATATATAGACCAAGCGCAGTCATTAAATGTTTTCTTTAGACCTGATAGCAATATCAAATACATTCACGCTGTGCATTTCCAAGCATGGAAACAAGGTTTGAAAACTATGTACTACTGCCGTAGTGATAAGATTGCTAAAGCAGATAAAGTATCTAAGCGTATCGAACGTGAAGTGATTAAAGAAATCGATTTACACGCATTAACAGGAGATGCTGACGCTTGTCTAGCGTGTGAGGGATAATGATACCAGCAACTATAATTGACGACTTCTTTGAGACACCAACATTGGTTAGAGATTATGCTTTATCTTTAGATTATAAAAATACAGGAATATTCCCAGGCACTAGGACTGACAATTTAAAAGATATAAATCAAAATCTGTATAATCATCTAACTTCAAAAATTGTATCAGTATTTTTTGATCTTTCAAAAGATAAACTTAATTGGGAGTTTGATATTAGGTTTCAGTTGGCTCCAGAAAAATATAAAGAAGGGTGGGCTCATACTGACGGTGATGTTGCTAATTTTGCTGGAGTAGTTTATCTCAATCCAACTGCACCATTGAATGGTGGAACTTCTTTATGTTATCCATCAGTTCCAAGTAATTGGAGAGATGAGAATCATACAGTAAAGACTATTTCGTTTAGAGATAAACTATATTCTGGTGATATAGATAATGCTGATGATAAAAGAGTTGAACATAATAGTCAATTTTATACTACGTTAGAAGTACAAAATATTTTCAATAGGGCATTTATATATGACGGTAATAAGTGGCATAAAGAAAATAAATTATTTGGAGAAGGTAATGAATCTAGATTGACATTGGTTTTCTTTGCCAATATAATCACTTTTGGATCAACCAAATCTCCATTAGAAAAATGGAAAACAATTTCGGGATATTGATATGTTGAATATTGGTGACGTTTATGAGATAGATACATTTCTTACTGAATCTGAAAGAGAAATCGTTGATAATGAATTTGAGAATCCTAGTTGGGAATTGAAGGGTGGTGAACTTGCATTAAGATCTCATGGAATTCCAATTAAATCTTTTCTGTATAAAGAATTACAAGGAACTAAAATTGAAGATCTATTCAAATCTAAAGTTGAAGGTATTTTAAACACTAAAATAAAAACATCAAGGATTTATGGAAATGGTCAAGCCCATGGACAATGTGGTTTCTTACACTATGATGATAATGATGCAAACTCCCTTTCTGGAAGTTTAGTTTATTATGTTCATAAACAATGGCCACCATTCTTTGGTGGACATCTTATTTTTACTGAAAACGATACTGTTGTAAAGTCAGTATTCCCATATCCAAATTCCGCAGTTCTTTTTAATTCTGCTATGCAACACTGCCCATTGGAACCAACAATCTACTGTTTAGACATGAGAATAAGTATAGCATATAAATTTAAGGTAATAGAATGATCACAAAAACAAAAAATAATTTAACAGACCAGCGAACATATTTTAAACCATTCAATTATCCATGGGCATATGATGCTTGGTTGAAACACGAACAGGCTCACTGGCTTCATTCTGAAGTTCCAATGGCTGAAGACGTAAAAGACTGGAAAAAGAAATTAACAAATGAAGAAAAACAATTCCTCACGAACATCTTCCGATTCTTTACTCAAGGAGACATTGATGTTGCTGGGGGTTATGTTAACAATTACTTACCGTATTTCCCGCAGCCAGAAATACGTATGATGCTCATGGGTTTTGCTGCTCGTGAAGCATTACACATTGCTGCTTATAGCCACCTTATTGAAACATTAGGTATGCCTGAATCAACTTATAATGAATTTCTTGAATATCAAGAAATGAGGGATAAACACGAATATGTTACCGAACTCAGTTCGAAAAATGGTACTCTTGCGTCAACTGCAACGCACATCGCAGTATTCTCTGCTTTTACAGAAGGTATGCAGCTTTTTAGTTCTTTTATTATGCTCCTTAATTTTCCTCGTCATGGTATTATGAAAGGGATGGGGCAAATTGTTACTTGGTCTATTGTTGATGAAACGATGCACTCTGAGAATATGATTCGTTTGTTTAAAGAATTTATTAAAGAAAATAATGAAATTTGGAACGATGAACTGAAGGGTAAGATCTATACCATTGCTGAGCGAATGGTGGAGTTAGAAGATAAATTTATTGACCTTTGCTATGCTAATGGTGATATGCGCGATTTATCTGCAGCTGATGTTAAACAGTATATTCGTTATATCGCAGATCGTCGTCTTATCTCATTGGGTATGAAAGGTATTTACAAAGTTAAAAAGAACCCATTACCATGGGTTGAGGAAATGATTAATGCACCAGTGCATGGAAACTTCTTTGAGAATCGTGTAACTGACTATGCTAAAGGTGCGCTGTCTGGGTCTTGGAATGACGTATGGGGCAAAGCAGCATGATAGTAAAACAATTTCAATGTCCGTCTTGTGCGGCAGAAGGAAAAATTACAGTAAAGGGCGATGACTTTAATTTTGAAGATATTGTTTATTGCCCTTTATGTTCAGCTGATATTTACGAAGAAGAGGAACTAGAAAAAGATGAGTAACATTAAATTTGTGAGTAATGTTCTTTCGCCATCTCTATTAGAAATTATAAAAGATTTTTCTAGAACTGGAGAAGTCCGACATAGTTATATGAGTTGGGGTTCAGATATTATTAAGGATAGTAATCCAGTATTAGTCAAAGACCTAAACGATCAAATAACATCTAGAATATCACAAGAGATAAAACAATACCTACCAGAATATAATAGCATTGGTTGTATGTGGTATGGTTGGATAAGAGGTAGCTACATCCCATGGCATGGTGATAGTCATGTTAAGTTTGGGGCAACAATCTATCTAAACGAATATTGGGATGATGACTGGGGTGGTTACTTTGCCTATAAAGATAATAATGAGATCAAGTGCATAAAACCAGAATACAATAAGATGGTTTTTATTGAACCTCCAATCCAACATACAGTTTTTAATACCTCTTCAGTAGCTCCAATCAGAGAAACTATACAAATATTTGGTAGATAAATATATGTCCTATGTGGACATTTAATAATCAAATCATTGAAGATTTACCAGAAGATTGTGTTGGCTTTGTTTATTTAATTACGAACAAAGCCACAAGTCGCATGTATATCGGTAAGAAGTTAGCGAAGTTTTCTAAGACAACCTATAAGATGGTTACTCAGAAAAATGGTATAAAAAAGAAAAAAAAGATTCGTGGCAAGATTGATAGCGACTGGAGAGAATATTATGGTTCTAGTATTGAACTAAATAAAGATGTTGAGTCTCTCGGTAAAGAAAACTTTATACGTGAGATTTTATTTTTGTGTAAATCTAAAGCAGAATGTTCTTATATAGAAGCAAGGGAACAGTTCGGGAGGAAAGTATTAGAATCAGACGACTACTATAATGGACAGATATCTGTTCGAGTCCATGGTTCTCATATTAAAAACAAATTATGACATATCTACTATTCGGAACAGCATTAGCATTATCTGCTTGCGCTGCTTACTATTCTATTATGGGGTTAGTTGCGATTTTCGCAGCTTCAGCCATACCAATTTTCATTATGGGTTCGCTACTTGAATCATCAAAATTAGTTGTTGCTTCATGGCTATACCGTAATTGGAAAGAAGTTCCAGTATTATTAAAATATTACTTTACTGTAGCTTTAGTAATTTTAATGCTACTAACGTCAATGGGTATTTTTGGTTATCTATCAAAAGCCCATTTAGATCAAGCAATACCATCTGGAGATGTGCAAGCAAAACTTTCATTAATAGATGAAAAAATTAAAACCGAAAAGGAGAATATAAATGCAAGCCGTAAAGAACTTTCTCAACTCGATGCTCAAGTTGATCAAACCATCTCAAGAACCACAGAAGCCAGTGGAGCAGAGCGTGCCATTTCCATTAGACGAGGACAGCAAAAAGACCGTAACAGAATCCTCAACGAAATCGGTCAAGCGCAAACCAAAATCGCCAAATACAACGAAGAGCGTGCGCCAATCGCCAGCGAAGTCCGCAAAGTCGAAGCCGAAGTCGGTCCAATAAAATATATTGCAGCATTATTATATGGTGATAATCCAGAAAATGATGTATTAGAAAAAGCAGTTCGCTGGGTTATTATAATGATTGTTTCAGTATTTGATCCACTAGCAGTTTTATTATTAATTGCTGCTAACTGGCAACAGAAACGTAATAGAGAAGAAGTTGAACCAATTCAACAAGAAGTTTTTATTGATCAGGGCGAACTACCAGATCCTCCACCAGAATCACCATCAATTGAAGTTACTTTAGAAGATAATTTACATGCTTCTGATAATGCTCAGTTATCAATAAAAGGCGATGAGCATATTGTTGAGAAAAATATCAGCAATTATGAATCAGCTGAAATAACTGACGAAGAACTTAATATTACAGTTGATGAAAGTAAAGATTGGGAACCTAATCTATACAATCGTCTTGAAAAACGTGATGATTCACTACCTCAAAAAACCCAATCATTTCTAAATAAAGCCAAAGAAGTTTTCTCAACTATTGGTGTAAAAACCATAGAAAAGGAAGTAGAAGACTTGCAAAATAAGAAATAGCCATTCCTAAATAGTCCTATAATAAGAGGGTAAAAGATTAAACCCCAACCATAATAACTATATGGATAAAGTATGGATTTATTTAAATTGGTGGCGGAGGTTGGATTTCCCATTGCTGCAGCTGCTGCAGCTGGTTATTTCGTTTTCCTAACCCTTAAATTTATTTTAGCTGGCGTAACTTCCTCTGTTAAACAGATGGCTGGTATCATCATGGCATTAGATAAACGTGTTTCAGCCATGAACCACGATGTCATTCGAATTGATACTAAAGTAAGTCATGCACTCCATATTCCACCTGATTTAGATAGAATCGCTAGAGCAGAGCAATCTGATGCGAGGAGAGATTAATGACATTTACATTTACAATTACTGCTATGCAGTTATATACCGTAGGGTTTTTTAGTTTTATTGCTTTTCTCCTTTACCTTTATACTAAAGATAATGGAGATGATCACCTGACTCATATTAGACATGATATTGAGATGAAAAAAGAATGGTTTAGAATGCTTGCTGAAAGGAACGCAAAATGATTTACGTAGATTACAATTTTGATTTAAACGATAATGTTATTATTTTTGATGCAGATTTAAAACTATCTGGTCAATCAAATGGAAATAAATGGGGCAATCTTCCAGAAGCATGGAAAGAAGGAGATATGTTTAAACTTGTAACTGGCGCAAATGGCAAAGTTGCTTTGTTAAGAACTAAAGAGTAATAGAAAATGGATTTAGTCTCATTAATTAATAAGTATGGATTTCCTATTGTTGCCGCAGGTGGCATGGGTTATTTGGTTTATTATGTTTGGAAATGGGTAACGACTGAGATTAAGCCAGTAACGACTGAAGCAAATAATGTATTGATCGCATTAATCGATCGAATTAGAATGTTGGATAATGATCTTATCCGATTAAATCAAAAAGTGAATGTCATCCTTTCGTTGCGTGAACAGGGAAATTTAAAAGATGATTCACAAAAGAGTACTGTTAATAACACTGATAAGTAATGTCGCAATTGCCACACCATTGCCAGATCAGTCATTTAAATCTCCATCCTTCAATGGCAATGGCTATTCATCACACGTTCTTACAATAGAGAACCAAGAGTATACAAGACAACAACAAATAGTTAAAGATGCATTGGCAGCAGCCCAAGCAGCTGCCAATGCTCAACAAAATACAAACATTGCTAAATTTTTAAATAATTTAGAATCTCGTATTTACGCTCAAATCTCTCAAAATTTGGCAACCGCAATGTTTGCCAATGGAGGTTCAAATAGCGGAACATTAAACTTTGAAGGTAATTTAATTAGTTGGACTAAAGATAGTTCAAATGTATATCTTAGCGTAACAGATACATTAGGTAATGTTACAAATGTTACAGTACCACTTGGGCAGTTTACTTTCTAATGAAAAAGTTAATTTTATTATCACTAATATTAATTCTTTCTGGTTGCGCTGTAATACAGAAAGCTGGCTATGAATATAAGCCAGAAGTAGCACCCAATAAACTTGAGAAAGAATTTGATGCTATTCCTGCGCCTGATGGTAAAAAAGTAACTGTCGCTGTTTATAGTTTTCAAGATAAAACTGGACAGCGTAAACCTACACCTGGAATTGCTAACTTATCCACTGCTGTGACGCAAGGTGGCGAAGTATTTTTAATTCGTGCTTTACAAGATGTAGGTAAAGCGCAATGGTTTGATGTAGTTGAACGTGTTGCTGTAGATAATCTGACAAAGGAAAGAACAATCATTCGTCAGATGCGCGAAGCATATGAAGGAAAAGAAGCAAAACCACTAATGCCACTTCAATTTGCTGGTTTAATTATGGAAGGTGGCATTATTGGTTATGATTCTGGTTCTGAATCTGGTGGTGCTGCTCATAGATTTTTAGGTATTGGTTCTCAAACTCAATACTCTAAAGATACGGTAACAGTATCATTAAGAGCAGTATCTGTAAATACTGGTAAAGTATTAGTTGCAGTTACTGTAACTAAAATAGTTTATTCAACAGCAGATTCTGTAGCTGTATTAAAGTTTTTAAATAATGGAACAGAAGCATTTGAAGCTGAGGCAGGTTTAACAATTAATGAGCCAGGAACATTGGCAATAAAGGCAACGATTGAAGCAGCAGTAGTTGAATTAATTAAAGAAGGCGAACGAAGAGGAGTGTGGGATTATAAAAAGACCACACTATCGCTTCCAGTTATAATCCCTGATAAAAAATATGAAGGAAACGAAAACCAAAACAAAGAGAACCTAAAGGAGAAGAACTAAGGAACGTAACTTAGTTCTAATAAAAAAGATGGTTAAAAGAATGAAAGGAAACGGCGAATTTCCGAGAAAATTATTCGCAATTCTAGCATTGACTGCAATGTCAATGTCGGGTTATGCTGCTGATAATAGCATTTATATTGATCAGTCTGGCGATAATAGTACGATTAATATTACCCAAGATGGTGCTGGTAACACGGTAAGAGGATTACCTGGAATTGGTACTAGTAGTCAAACTCCTGCAAAAATTTGGGGAGACAATAATACCGTAACTATCGATCAAATTGGTAGTGGCAACATGTTAAGGTTTGGTATTGATACTACTACAGGTGGAAATGGTACACCTAGCATTCGTTACAGCGTAACAGGTAATAATGCTGACGCAACAATTAAAAGTATGAATCCAGGATCAACTAATGATAGTCCTATAATTGATGTTCAACAAGTTGGAAATTTTGCTTTCTTGAATATTAATCAAACAGGTGCTGGTCAAAATAATAGTATTACTGCATTGCAGAGTGGTGGTAATAATAACAGTTTAACTGTTAATCAAAGCAGTGATACTAATGCTACAGTTTCAGTTAATCAAACTGGTGGCGGTGGAAATACTACTACAATTAATCAAAGTCAGGGAACTAATTCTATTTCTTTAGTAACAGTTGGTGCATCTAACGCAACTACAATTAATCAAACTGGTGATAACCAAGCTAGCATTAATATTACTGGTTCTAGTAATACAACTTCACTAACACAAACTAATGTAAGTGGTGGTAATAATATATTTAATTATACTGGTGTTGGTTCTGGAAATAGTGTAACAGTTTTACAGAACAAATAATATGAAATATTTTATATTATGTTTATTTGTCGCTGGTCTTTCTAATTGCGGTGCGCCGCATGCTGCTGTCGGAAAGATTACTGAACAAGTAAACTCACCTCCTTCAATCCAGAGAGATAAAGAAACACTCTCTGGTGCGAAAGGGACTGGTGTTGAAATGAACGACGCAATTAAAACAACTCGTGGTAAAGTTGGCATCACATTTGCTGATGATACTAAAGTAGAGATAAACGAAAACTCTAGACTGGTCATTGATGACTTTGTCTACGATCCAAAAGCAAAGAGTGGTAAACTTGCAATGAAAGTTGCGCTGGGTACTGTT